CTTGATAGATTTAATTCAGAAGCCTATTGCAATCGCAATCGTCCCTTTAGAGGAATAAAATAACACATTAATAACATGCCATTTGAAAAAGGAAACAAGATTGGGAATAGATTTAAAGAAGGTGAAAACAATAATCCTAATGGTAGAAGAAATGCAGCCAGGGATATTCTAAACAAAATCTTAGATACAGAAGTTGATGAAAGAACCAAGCGAGAAAGATTGTTAAATAAGTTAGTAAACATGGCTAATCAAGGAAACTTGAACGCTATGAAAGAAGTTTTAGACCGCACAGAAGGTAAATCAACTGAATATATTGTTACTGAAGAAGTTAAGCCCATAAGAGTTTTAGAGTTTGGAGATGATATATTAGATGAAAAATAAGGAGCTTAATAGCCCCTTAAAATTTATTTTAAGGCTATAAAGATAAAGATAAAGATAAATCTAAAGAGTAAGATAAAGAAAAGATGAATGGAACTAAAATTAACAAAAGAGAGAAAAGAGATATTAAGTCATCCAGCCAGATTCAAGGTAATCACGGCAGGGCGGAGATTCGGAAAGTCGGTGCTGGGGTTAATGTTTCTATTAAAGGGGGCAATGTTGCAGGGCGAAAATCGTTGGTATCTAAGCCCAACTTACAGGCAAGGCAAACTAACAGTATGGCCAATACTAAAGTCAATTATCAGGAATCAACCAGACTGGAAGATCAACGAGACGGAGCTAAGTTGTACTCGGTCAGGTGCTACGATTGCGATTAAGGGAAGCGATGCAAGTGACAGCCTTAGAGGGGCAGAACTTTCAAGAGTTGTTCTTGATGAATATGCCTATCAAAAAGCAGGAGTATTTGAAGAAGTGATTTATCCTATGCTAACCACTACTCATGGTAATGCTTTAATGATTGGAACACCTGATGGATTTAGCAATAATAATTTCTATGATTACTTTTTAAAAGGTCAAGGGGAAGATGAGCAATGGAAGTCTTGGCAGTATAAGACTATTGATGGAGGATTTGTAGATGAAAAAGAATTAGAGTTAGCTAAGAGCAACTTAGACGAGAGAGCTTATAGACAAGAATTTATGGCAAGTTTTGAAACAGCTGCTAATCGTGCAGCTTGGGCTTTTGATAGGGAGAAGCATGTTATTAAAGCAGAAGAGTTATCAATCAATTTCGTTATCGGGATTGACTTCAACGTAGATTATATGTCAGCCGTTCTTGCTTGTATTTATTCAGACCAGACGATCCATTATGTAGATGAAATTAGAAGGAGAAACTCGTCTACTGAAGCATTAGCTATTGAGATGAAATCTTTATGGCCAGGAGTTACGGAAGTGTATCCAGATCCAGCAGGAACAGCCAGAAGTACAACTTCAAATAGAAGTGATCATCAAATTCTTAGAGATCATGGCTACAGGGTTTTTGCAGCCAGAAGGCACCCAAGTCATAGAGATAGATTAAACGCTCTAAATAGAAAATTAGAAGATGCTAATGGCGTTGTTAAAATGACAGTAGATCCTAAGTGTAAATATTTAATAAAAGATTTAGAACAAGTTCAGCGAGACAGGAAGGGTGGCATTGATAAGGGCAATATTGAATTGACCCATAGTTTAGATGCCGCAACATATTTGATTTCTTATAAGTGGCCCATAGTTCAACGCATAGCAACCTCAATGAAATGGTAAAGAAAAAATGATAGTTGAAACTAAAGACCATGTAAGAAGTTCGTTAAAAGACTTCCTTTCAAATGTAACTAATGATAATGTTGAAGAACGCTATCGAAGTTTGTCTTATTACGAAGGAATGCAAGGAGAAATGGAAACAGATTTAGGGAGGTATTTCCCTTTAAAATCTTTAGAAGTGCCTTTGATCGTCCAAAATATAACATCTAAGCTAATAAACGCTCGTTGTATTGGATACAAAGAAGCTCCTTCAAGAGAGAACGAAACATATTTAGAACATGTAAAAGATTTAGATCAGACCATGTTAACTGCTGAACGATTAACATATTTATTAGGATCTCATTTGATCCGTAGTAGGTTCAACGAAGAAACTAATATGATTGAATATGATCAGATTATTGAATTTGAACCAATATTTGAAGCACGAGGTCGAGAACCTTTTGCGTATATATATCCTATTTATAATCATGGGCAATCAAGACAGACTAAAGTTGTTTATGCTTATTGGTCTGAAGAAGAGCATTTCTTAATTGACCAAAACGGAGCTATTGAATCAATTAATGAGGGCAATATTAATCCATACGGAACTCTTCCTTTTACTGTATGCCACAGGCATCCTTATACAACTGATTTTATTCGTAATGGTGCAAGTGATATTGTGAACGCTAATCTAATGATCAATCTATTAATGACTGAGCTTGGTTTAGCTATGAGATTACAAGCATTAGGTCAGCCAGTTATTACAGGAATAGATGGAGCGAGTGAAGTTTCATTAGGAGTTGATAAGCCAATGGTTCTACCAGAGGGTGCATCATTCCAATTTGTTTCTCCTGGTGCTAACATAGATGCTTATTTAAATGCTGTAAGATTTTATGTTGATTCAGTTGCTTATAATAACAATTTGAAAGTCAAATGGTCTATAGGTAGAGAAGCTACTGTAAGCGGTGAATCTTTAAAGATGGCTGAGATAGATCTTACTGAATCCGTTATGTCCGATTATCAAATGATCTGGAGAGGTGTAGAGAATAAAAGATTTGAAACAGATAGAACTATATTAGAAACCCATAACATTAGAGTTCCAGATGAATATAGCGTAGACTTTAGTGAGCCAAGATTTCCTCTAACCGCTCAAGAAGAACGAGAGCAATGGGGTTGGGAATGGGAAAACAATTTATCTACTACTAAAGACTGGTTAAGAAAATATAATCCAGATTTAAGTGATGAAGAATTAGATGAAAAGGTAGCAGAGATTGTACCAGAAAAACCAGAAGAGTCTAAAGAATCAAGTGCTGGGTCTTTCTTAGCAGAAGCATTGAATAGCGAATGAGCGAATTAGATAAATTTAAAAAGGAATATTTGTTAATGGTCAGTCGGATGACAGATCAAGTATTTCAATTAATAAAAGCTGGTCAAACTAAAGACGAGATCCTCGACCTATTATCTAAAAGAGATTTCAAAAAAGTTATTCTGGCGGATCAAGAATTTAAAAAAGCTTATAATGAATTGAACGGTCTATATGGAAAAGCCTTAAAGAATATGGATAAGTTTGCTGATATATCTCCTAATACATTATTAGCGATTACAAAAATGAATCAATCTCAGTTCTTTGATAAAATGGCAGTTGATATCGCTACATCGTTAAAAGGTAATTTAACCTCGGGCATATTAGGGGGATTAAGCAAGAACGATATTATTAAGGGCGTAACAACCTCTCTACGACCAGATCAGATAGAGACATTAGTAACTACCGCCTTAAGTAATTATACAGCTTCTATTAACTCTTTAATGGCGGATCAATTACCTAAGAACGTTGCTTATGTTTACACTGGTCCAGTCGATAAAAAGACAAGACCTATTTGCTTGCAACTTATGTCAAGCGGACAATTAACGAGGTCCCAAATAAATGGAATCGTTTCTAATGGTTTTATTGAGCGTGGTGGATATAATTGTAGACATCAATGGAGATTGCTTACTAAGCAAACTCAAATGTTTGATCCTAAAGGGGCTAAGAAAGAAGCTAAGCTAAGAGGGGTTTCTTTAAGTGGCTAAAGCTAAACCAATAGACAGCATGTTTAATAAGCTAACAACTAAGCAGAAGATGATAAAGCTTGGGGAAGAAATGATTGGTCTTATAATTGAAAGAACTCAACGAGGTTATGGAGTTGATGGATTATTTAAAGCCTACTCAAGAAAAGGTATAAAACCTTACTGGAAAAGAAAACAAGAAGGCAATATTAAAAGACAATCAACAAAGCATAAGCCAGGCAGTCCAAGAGATGTCAATCTTACTTTAACGAATGATATGTTGGGCAGTTTAAAAGTCAAGCTTGGAAGAACTAATGAGGATCAGGTTACAATAGGCATGCCACCTCAACAGGCTATAAAAGCAAACGCACAAGAATTACAAGGGAGAGCCATTTCAACTACTTCTAAACCAGTAACGGAAATGGAAGAAAAATTTATTGCTGAATTCTTTAATAAGGAAATTAAGAAAGTTATGAAAGATGCAAGCGGTAAGACGGAGATAGTAATTGGATAACAACTCACAAAAGAGGATATAAATGTCAGAACAAGAAGTCACTCAGGACGTAAAAACTGAAGCCATCGTTCAGGATGTAAAAACTGAAGCCGTAAACAGTAACGATACTGCTGAAGATTATAGTGTTCCAGGGTATAGGTTTAAGAAAGTCAATGAATCAAATAAAATTAAAGATTCTAAGATATTAGAATTAGAAGCTAAAATTAAAAGTCGTGAAACAGAAGAAGCTGAAGCAAGAGAAGAATATAAATCTCTATATGAAGAAGCTAAAACTGATCGTGATAAATTTAAAGATGATGCCCAAAAGTTCTATTCAATAGAGCAATCAAGGAAAGAAAGATTGCTTGAATCTTTTCCAGAAAACCTTAGAGAGAAAATGTCTAAGTTGGATTCTGAAACACTGGAACAAATGAAAACAGAATTTACAAATAAAATACCTCAAGTAGATAATAGCGGTGGAGGAGTATCTGGTGGAAAAGTGTTGGAATGGAAAAACCTTTCAGCGTCAGACCGAAAGAAAAACTTTGCAGATATTATGAGGAAAAAATAGAAAGATAAACAATGGCAAACGTAACTTTATCAACAGCTGCCGTATTCGTCCCCGAAGTGTGGAAAGAAGCAATTCTTGATTATGCTGAAGCAAATTTCAGAATTCGTAATCAGGTAACAAATGTTTCTGACATAGCTACAGGTGATACAGTACATGTTCCGAGAATTTCTCAAGAAACAGCAGCAGCAAAAGGTGCAGGTGCAGTAGTAACCTATGCCGCACAAACAGATGGAGAAGCAACAATCTCCATAGATCAACATGCTTATGAAGCAAAAAGAATCGATGACATCGTAAGGGTGCAGGGATCATATGACCTCTTTTCTTTATATGCTAAATCCATGGGATATGCTTTATCTAAAAAGATAGAAAATTATCTAGCAGTTCTAATTCAAACAGCTACAGCAAACGACGTTACTCTGGCCGCAGACAACACGTTTACTACAGCTCTTGTTCGTTCAGGAATGCAGAAATTACTTGACATCAATGTAGACTACACCAATGGCGATACGCATTTCTATGCTTCCCCAGCTGGTTACATGAGTCTAATGAGTCTTGGTGAATTCTCTGACTTTCAACAGCGTGGTCCTGAAACTGCAGGTGTCGGTCCAAATATTACTGGGCAACTTGGAGCTATTTATGGCATGCCAGTTTATACCAGTACGGATTGGGACGATGATGGCGGAACTGGTGACGAAACTGCTTCGATCTTTTCAAAAGACTCCGTTCTTTTTGCAATGCAAATGGAGCCAAGAGTTCAGTCAGTGTACGATATTGACTACTTATCAACAAGTGTAGTAGCCGATGTACTTTTTGGCGCTTCTCTGACTCAAGCGGTAGGAACTGCTGCAGGTCAAATAGTTAATTTTAACAATCCTTAAACTGGATAGTTAAATAACATAGGTGGGGAGCTTTAATTAGCTCCCTAACCTTTTTAAAATTTAAAGGAATAGAATTATGGCAATAGATTTAACCAACGTAGCTGTCTCCACAGGATATGTTCAATTATTACATATTGATGGTGGAGTTGGTGGATCTGTCACTCGTGTGTACGATGGTGACGGAACTGGAACACCATTACAAATATCTACATCAGAAGTACAAATTATAGATGGATCTTACAATTTTGACATAGCTTCTCATGATGGCACGAACGGATTAAAATTAGGGGGAACTTTAGTCACAACAAGTGCAGCTGAATTAAATTTATTAGACGGAATTGTAGCAGGGACAGTTTCTGCTTCCAAATTTCTTTTGGTAGACAGCAATAAAGATTTGAGTGGAATTCGCAATTTAACAGGAACTGGAACAGCTCAATTTGCTAATTTTACAGCCACAGGGAATACGAGTATTGGTGATGCTGTTTCAGATACAGTTGCCGTCAATGCTACAATTACAACAAATTTAATTTTTGAAGGATCTACTGCTAACGATTATGAAACTACTTTAGCAATAACAGATCCAACTGCCGATAGAACCTGGACTATTCCAGATTCTACAGATACTTTTGTAGGAAAAGTAACCACCGACACTTTAACAAATAAAACTTTAACTGCTCCAGATATTAATACACCCGATATTGATGGTGGAACAGTAGATGCAATTACTTCTTTAACAGTAGCTAACTCAGTTGATGTTGGAAACTATACAATAACAGCTAATGGATTTACTGCTGACGGAACTGTTTCTTTCGGAAGCTTAACGGACGGAACTATAACAATTACAGATTTTGTAGATGAAGATAATATGTCGTCAAATTCAGCCGTAAAAGTTCCAACCCAACAATCAGTAAAAGCTTATGTGGATGCCGTAACAACATCACTAAATGCTCAAGATTTAGATTTTTCTGGTGATTCTGGTGGTGCTTTGAATATAGATTTAGATTCTGAGAGCTTAACACTTACAGGGGGAACTGGTGTTGTGACTGTAGGTTCTGGAAATACAATAACTTTTAATTCAGTAGATTCAGAAATTGTACACGATAACTTAAGTGGGTTCGTTGCTAATGAACATATCGATCATACCGCAGTTACTTTAACTGCTGGTGTAGGTTTAAGTGGTGGTGGAACAATCGCAGCCAATAGAACTTTCACAGTAGATCTTAATGAATTGACTACTGAAACAACTATAGCTGATGCAGACTTTATTGCAATGGTTGATGCTACAGATAATGGCTCTGGTAAAATAACATTTGAGAATTTAGAAGATGCAATCTTTAGTTCTGTAAGCGGAGATGTATTAATTACAGAAGCAGGAGTTGCTTCAATTCAAGCAAATTCAGTAGCTCTTACAACCGACACAACTGGAGACTATGTTC